ATTATAACAAATATTGATGCAAATTTAACCACAACAAATTTTTCACTTTTAACTGGAATGACAAGGTTTTCTTCTGGTGGCGGTGGAGGTAGTTTTACTGACGGAAGCACGAGCTACGCAGGCGGAGCTGGAGGCGCTGGTGGCGGTGGAAACGGCTCCGCCGGCGGCGGGCAATCGGCATTTTCTTTTGGATCTGGCGGTGGTGGAGGAGGTTATTATGCAGCCGGTCAAACTGGTGGTTCTGGATATTCAGGTTTAGTCATTATTAGGTATGCGGTTTAATTATGGCTACATTTCTAAAAATAGAAAATGGAATAGTAACTAATTCTATAGTTATTAGTAATGATATTATTAATCTTGGATCTGTTTCTTTTATCGAATCTGATATTTTGGGAAGAACTTATATTAATAATCTTTACAACACTGATGACAAGTGGCTACTAACATTAAATAGTGATTTTAATTTTAGAAAACAATATGCTGGCATTGGTTATTCTTATAATGAATCTAAAGATATTTTTATTTCAGTTAAACCATATGAAAGCTGGATATTAGATGAAAATGATGATTGGGTTCCTCCAATTGACAAACCTGATAATATAAATTTATATTCTTGGGATGAAGAAACAATTTCATGGATACTTAGAGTAAAGCCTGCATAACATGTCATTAAAAATAGAATTTATTCCAGCTTTTGAAAAAATACTAGATTTAGATATATCTCCACCAAAACCTTCATCACAATTTATTCCCGAATGGTATAAAAGTTTAAATATTTATTTAAATAAAGATTGTAGGCATGTAAGAGATTCAAATAATTTATATAATTTCAGTGCAAAAGCATGTATGCCAATCATTGATTCATTAACATCTGGATATATAATTACAACTCCGTGTGAATTAGAATTTGTTGATCCTTCTACTTATGGGCATAGAGTTTTGTGGGAGTGGGATCATCCAGTTATAACAACTCATAATGAACAACAAGTAAAAGGTTTGTCTATGCCTGGATTTGAATTAAATCCATTAAAATTTCAAGGAATTTGGAGAGTAAGATTACCAAAAAATTATAGCCTTCTTTATACACATCCATTCTGGCATTGGGATTTGCCATTTATGTCTACAACTGGAATAGTTGATTCAGATAAACACGACTTAGAAATCAATATACCCTTTTTTATAAAAAAAGATTTTTTTGGTACTATAGAAAAAAATACTCCAATTGCTCAAATCATACCAATTAAAAGAGAGGTTTGGAAGTCTTCAGTTCTTCCTTTTGACAAAAATGTTTATTCTTTAAAAGAAAATATGTCTTTGTATAATTCAAGATTTTATAAAAGAAAAATTTGGACAAAAAAGAAATATCTATAAAAAGAAAGGAATAATGTGAAATATTTATCTCACGCCGTTGGAGTGCGAGTATATGACAATGCAATAAACAATTGTCAAGATATTGTGAAATGGTGTGACAATAAAATATGGCAACAATCTATTGTATCAATAGATAGAATTATAGATGCTGATACAAGAAAATCTAAAACAATATTTATACCGTTTTTGTCCTATTCCAATGATGACATTATTCACAATATGAACAAAAAAGTATGGACTTTATTTGATGAATATGCAAAAGATTGGGATTTTACATTTTCCGGAGTTCAAGATGCATCTGTTCAAAAATATGATATAGGAGATTTTTATAAACTTCATACAGATTCTGGACCTGGAATGTTAAGAATAGTTTCAGCTGTTGTGTATTTAAATACCGTCAAAAAAGGTGGTAGAACAATATTTCCTCATATAGATATATCTGTAGAACCTGTAGAAGGAAGAATTGTTATTTTCCCCTCAGATTATATTTATGCACATGAAGCAGAGGCTCCAGAAAGCAATACCAAGTATGCTGCTGCATATTGGGCATTTCCTTAATTATGTTATAATAATATTGAGATGAAAGAAAAACCATCGTGGAAATATAGAAGAAGAGTTATATTTGGAACATTGATTTTCAATGCCGCGATTGTTTTGTATGTGCTTATGAGATGGGATTCAACTTCGCTTGCAGAAACCGCAATATTGTCAGCCTTTGGACTTGCTGGAGCAATTATTGCGTCGTATATCGGCGGGGCAGCATATGAAGATGTTAATCTATATAAAGGCTCTCTTTCAATAAAAGGAATGAGCAAAAATGAATCAGAAAAAATTGATGAGGATGTATAAGGAGATATAATGAAAGCTACTCAGACAATTTATCCATGGAGAACTGTTTTTAGAACAATATTTCAAGCAATTATTGGTCTTGCCGCAGTTATGCCATTGATTGTTAATGCAAGTGGTGTTGATGAAACACTTCCCGTTATTGTATTAATGCTTGCCATATCAGGTGGCGTAACTCGCATCATGGCATTAGAAGAAGTTGAAACATGGCTTCAGACCAATTTTCCATGGCTTGCAGCGGAGCCCAAGCAGGCTGAGTAATGGCAACTTCATTACAAGTTAGAGGTCAGTAGGTATCTGCAAGTGTTGCAATATTGACGGTAGCCAATACGTCAACCATTGCAGCTGGCGACTTTATCAAGGTTGTTAATTGGGATATGGATATGGAATGAATCATCTTTATCTTGGATTGAACCATAACATCTTTTAAATATAACATCTATCTGGTAGAATATGAAGTATGAAAATTCCTACCATCGCTTTTTTGAGTTTTGATTGGTCATTTGGCATTGAGCCATTGCAACCAAATGGATGTCTTTATTATCGAGGTTATTTACCCAATTTAGTTTTAAATGAAAGAAATTGGGATTGTTTTGTTGGAACTCCCGGCTATAATGATCAACATGGCTTTGGCATGATGCTGCCAAAAGATCAGGCTTTGCATGGCTTTGATATTGTGGTATTTAAGCTTTTGATGATTGATACATTGATAACACAGATTCCTGCTGCTCAGAAAAATACAGGAGTCAAGGTTGTTATTGATGTTGATGACTGGTTTGAAGAATTGAGCGAATCTAATATTGCTCATAAATTAACAGATCCTATTGCTAATCCCCGAAATAATCGGGAAAACTATAAAAAAATTATAGAACTTGCAGATGCAGTTATTACATCAACTCCAATATTATATGACTTTTATTCAAAAAAACGAGACAATGTTTTTATGGTGAGAAACAGCATTGATATTAATAATGCAAAAAGATGGAATTATAAAGGAAAGTCAAATGATCATTGGCCTACCATCGGTTGGGTGGGAGCAACTCCATGGCGATCAAATGATCTTGAAGTATTTCAATCATTTTTAAATGAGTATTTAAGAAATAATAAACTTAAATTTCATCATTCTGGAAATATTCAAAATGCCCCCCAAGTTGTGCAATTGGCCGGTATTGATCCAGAAAGAGTTTCAACTGAACCTATGAAACCAATATTTGATTATCCAGAAATATTTAAAAAAGTTGATATTGGTGTTGTTCCATTGAATGATATTCCATTTAATGAAGCAAAGTCTTTTATCAAAGGTCTTGAATATGTATCCGCAGGAGTTCCTTATATTGCCTCAGCTCTTCCTGAGTACAAGTATTTAGAAAACATGGGAATTGGAAGAACTGCATCAAATGCAGATGAGTGGATGGCTCATTTTGAGGAATTGAGAAATCCTAATACAAGAAAGGAAGAACGTCGTCGTAATATTGAATTAACAAAGAAATATCATTCAATAGAAGCACGAGCAGACGAGTGGGATGACGTATATACTAAGATATTAAATCTTTAGCTACCACGCACATCCATTCGAATAACACTTCCATGCGGAAAAATTCTTGCCTCGACCACTCATATAATATGCAATTTCTGCATTTTTAACAGGATTGAACAATTCATCATTTGATTGAAGATTGAATTTATTTCTTCTTGCTGGTCCTAGAGATCCAATCATATTAATTTGAAATAGTCCATAGGAATTATCTCCTGTGCCGGCATTTGTATTGTGAACACGAGGATTATTTCGTGATTCACGATGAACAATTCTGACAGCAAGTTCAAGAGAATCCCCCTTGAATCCAGTATGAGTCAAAAGAGTTCGCAGCTGCTTGTCACTGAGTGGAGTGCGACTTCGAGAAACTTTTTCAATAAAGACTCGACGCTTATTTGCTCGACTAGCCTTTTGCTTTCTTCGTTCAGTTATTTGAGACTGCTCAATAACTCGTGCAGATGTTACATTGTATGCAGCATATGCTGCTGCTGGAGCAGGTGGTGCAGAAATAATACTAGACAACATTCCAAATGTAATCAGAAACACTCCAACAAAAAGTAGATCAACAAACTTCATATTGATTACCTCCCTTTAATAATAAATTAATGGAGGCCTAAGCCTCCAAACCATATATCAATTATACCAAATCGACGGTATATTTCTATCTAAAATACCCATTTTTTATTGTGACTTATTTCACTTTGTATATTACTATATTATATTTATATATTAATATTAATATATTATTATATATTATATATATATATTTAACTTCCCCACCCAACCACCCTCAATTATATACACACCAAACAAACTTTGTCAAGTCTTCTTCTATTTTAAAAAAGAACGAACTGTGTCTGAGAACTGCTGGCCGGGGTATATCTTTGATCTCTCAAAAGGATTAAAGAAATATGGTTTATCATCATCGTCTATTTTTAAAATTAACCAGTCGTCTTCTCGACATGCAGGGTATAATAATTGCTGAATAGTCGGGGCACCAGAAAAGTTTACCAAATTGTAATAAGAATGAATTTCTTTTACAGTTATCATTATTTGCAAGTCTCCTAAAGGTTGTGTATAATATCTTTACTATTGTATCAATAATTCAAATATAAGGATGTGTTTTAATTGTCTTTTTTAGATAGCAATGGATCTATTTCAAATCCATACCGAAATTTTATTGCACTGTCTCGTTATGCTCGCTGGCTTGAAACCGAACAACGGCGGGAAACATGGAAGGAAACTGTTCAAAGATATATTTCCTTTATGAAAAGTCACATGCTTAAAAACTATAACTACGACAATGAAGATATTTTTAACGAAATTGAAAGTGCAATTTTAGAACATAAGATTATGCCATCGATGCGTGGATTGATGACTGCTGGTCCAGCTCTTGATCGTGATAACGTTGCTATCTACAACTGTAGTACTATTGCCGTTGATTCTCCACGAGCTTTTGACGAAGCAATGTATATTTTGATGAATGGAACGGGTGTAGGATTTTCTGTTGAACAAAAATATGTTGACTGTCTTCCAGTAGTATCTGAAGATTTTTATCCAACAGATACTGTCATCGTTGTCGAAGACTCCAAGCTTGGGTGGGCAAAAGCATACAAAGAACTTATTGCCCTTTTATATCAAGGGCAAATGCCAAAATGGGACTTAACAAAATTAAGGCCTGCTGGAACACGACTTAAGGTTTTTGGTGGCAGAGCAAGCGGTCCTGAGCCTCTCGACATGCTTTTTAGGTTCACTGTAAAGACATTTCAAAATGCCGCTGGAAGAAGACTCAAGCCAATTGAATGTCATGACATTATGTGCAAAATAGGAGAGATTGTTGTTTCTGGTGGAGTTAGAAGAAGTGCTCTAATTTCTCTTTCTGATCTTTCAGATTTTGAAATGGCAAAGGCAAAGTCTGGTCAATGGTGGGAAGATAACGGTCAAAGAGCTCTTGCAAATAATTCGGCGGTATATTATTCAAAACCCAATGTTTCTCAATTTCTAAGAGAATGGAGAAATCTCTATGATTCAAAATCAGGAGAAAGAGGAATATTTAATCTTGATGGAGTAAGAAGACATGTAGCTAAGTATGGAAGAAGAGATGCGAGCAAAATTGTATCAACTAATCCTTGTTTAACAGGCGACTCTCTTCTCATGACAGAGGCTGGGTGGATAAGTTTTGAAAAGGCATATATCAAGGCCAATGACAACAACATTGTTGTTGATGGTCGAGTGTCATACAGGGCATCGGATGACGGCATTGAGCACAAGCAAAATTGGATTTTCGATAAGTCAGTTGGACACAATGCACAAACAATGAAGGCATCAAAAGTTTTTCTCACTCAAAAAAATTCAGACATTGTTAAAATTGATACAACGTCTGGATATTCAGTAAGACTTACTCCAGATCACCTAGTCATGACACAAAAGGGCATGGTAGAAGCTCAACACCTTAAGCCAAAGGATAAAATTCTTATCACCAAGGGTCACCTGCCAGAAGAAGAGCTTGGTATGCCTAAAACTTTGGAAGAAAAAGAAGCAGTTCTTATGGGGCTGATTGCTGGAGATGGAACATTCACCAGAGGGGTGAGCAGGTCAGGCTCAAAAGAAAATGGTAGAAATATAGCTCATATTTGTCTATGGAACAAAGATAGAGATATGGCAGATAATATTTGTCAGTGGATATCGGATATTCAAGACAATAATAAACTTAACATAATGTCATTAAATAATCAACCATTTGCCAAGCCATTTTTATACTCGGTGCCATTGAAAAACAAAATTGAAATAAGAAGTACATTTCTTGCACTTCATTTAGAAAAGAAATATGGATTTAGTCCAGATTCTAAGCATACCGTTCCCAATCATTTCATGGAATTTGCTGCTTCTCGTGCAGCACGATTCTATGTTGCCGGTCTTGCCTTCTGTGATGGGACAGTTAATTTCTACAATAAAATAGGGTCATCTTCAGCAAGAATAGCTCAAAGTAATAAGAAAATGCTTTGTGATGTTCAATTGATTCTTCTTTCTAATGGAATTCACTCTGCCGTTTATTCTCGTAAACCTGCTGGATTCAGGCTGCTTCCTGACGGCCGAGGATGGAAAAAAGAATATCCAGTAAAAGAACTATTTGAATTAGTTATTTCAGCAAATGCATATGAATTTACTAAAGTAGTAGGATATCTTGATGGATATAAGCAAGAAAGAGCAGAAAGAACTTTTACTAAGTCAAGAAAACAAAATGCATATGCAACTGTGTTGAGTGTAACCGAAGATGGCAATGAAGACGTGTACTGTCTTCAGGAAAATGAAAGAAGAATTCTTTGTGCAAATGGAATTACAATGCGTCGATGCTCCGAAATCTTGCTGCGATCAAATCAATTCTGTAATCTAACGGAAGTAATAATTGAAGAAAATGATACAGAAGAATCATTGAAAGAAAAGATTAGACTTGCAACTATTCTGGGAACGTGGCAGTCAACATTAACTAATTTTAAATATATTAGAAAGATTTGGAAGGATAATTCAGAAGAAGAAAGACTTCTTGGTGTTTCAATGACGGGAATATTCGGCAATAAATTGACATCAACAAGTGGACAAAATTTAGCTGATCTTCTTGACAGACTAAGAGAATATTCAATAGAAATTAATAAGAAAGAAAGTGAAATTCTAGGAATTCAACAATCAACTGCAATTACATGCGTAAAGCCTAGTGGCTGTCGGCCTTGGGACGCATTAACAACAACTTCTTCTGGAATACTAACATTGCAAGAAGTATTTTTTGATAGTGGCCATATTGAAGGAAATTCTTGGCATTCATTTAATTCCCCGTATCATGCTCTTCAAGGACCATACAAAAGTGCAATAACAAAAACTTTTGACAATGGAAAGGAAGAAGTTTTTAGTATCAAAATGTCATATGGAATGGAAGTTAGATCTACCGCCAATCACAGGTGGTTTGTGAAAGAGCGATACAAGTCAGGTGCTAAAAGAGTTCCTGTCAATGAATGGGTAGAAACAAGAAATCTTGTTGCTGGAGATATTTTTGACATCAATCTGGGAATCTACGACTCAACATCTGAATATGTATTTAAGAAATTGAATTCCCGGGCTCTTTCAATGAGAAGTGATGCAAATGAAATAAGGCAACCAGAACAAATGTCTCCATCAATTGCATGGTTTCTTGGTTATCTTTGGGGAGATGGAGCCATGAGCCCCGGTAAATATAGAATAAGATTTATTGATGCAAATGTTGCTAATCTTGAAAAAATCCAAAGAATTTTCTTTGATGAATTTGGACTAGAATCAAATATTCACAAAGCATCTCAGCATAGGGCTGCACATACATTAGACGTTGGAAGTAAGATGCTTTGGCACTGGTGCATCAAAAATGGAGTGTGGAAATATGACACTGATGGAAGTATAGATCTTATTCCAGAATGTGTTCGCAGATCAAGTAAAGAATCAATTATTGCATTTATTGCAGGATTGCTTGATGCTGATGGATGCGTTGTCAATAGAATTGGCAAGGAAAGAACTATGACTTTGGCAACAGCTGACGAAGACTTTGGTCGTCATATTCAGGATGTATCTGCTGCTGTTGGCATTGTTTGGGGAAGGTCTCATAATACTGCCGGCAAGAATCTTCAAAAGAAAAAATCCATGTGGCTGATGACTATGGAGCCAGATACCACGGTAGATTCTTTTAATCTACTAGAAAAGCATTCTGAAAAAATGAAATATAAAAGTGATCTTCCTTGGAGTCCACTAGTGAGAAATACTTCTGGAACTAGAATATTTGGAAAGGTTGAGTCAGTATCCTCTATTGGAATAAAGGAAACATTTGACATTGAAGTTGAAAATACTCATTGGTATTATGCCGGCGCAATTAAGAGTCACAATACCGTTTCTCAGCTAGCACTGGTTTCTAGTGGAATTCATCCTTGGCACGCTCCTTATTATATAAGAACAGTTAGGGCAATAAATAATGATCCTATAACAAATTTTCTTAAAGATATTGGAATTCCGAATGAACCAGATTTTATGAAACCAAATGATACAACTGTATTTTCATTTCCAATAAAAGCTCCAGAAGGAGCAGTTGTTACAACAGATTTAACAGCAATTGATCATTTAAATATTTGGAAAACCTATAGAGCTCATTGGACTGAGCATAATCCTTCTGTAACTATTAATGTTAGAGAAAATGAATGGGTTGAAGTTGCTTCATGGGTTTATGAGAATTTTGATGATATTGGAGGAGTTTCTTTTCTTCCATACTCAGAACATACATATAAGCAAGCACCATATCAAGAAATAACAAAAGAAGAATATGATGAAATGGTAGAGAAAATGCCCAAACATATTGATTGGTCTAGATTGTCAGAATATGAAAAAGAAGATGGAACCAAGGGCGTCCAAGAGCTGTCTTGCACCTCCTCAACTGGGTGTGAAATAGTCGATATATCTTAAGGAGAAGAATGAATATTAATTTAGAAGAGTTGACATTTGAAATTCATACAAATGCCGTCGAAAAAGGATTTTGGGCAATCAAAAAAAATGAAGATCTTGCAAACCAAATTCTTGCAAAGATGATGCTTATTGACACAGAAGTTAGTGAATTAGCAGATGCATATGTTAAAAGTCAGGGATCAGAAACTATATTAAAAGAATTTTCAGATATTATTATCAGGTTGCTAGATTTGTATGCAGCAATGCAGCGGTATAGAATAGTTGAAGAAGGTAAATTGTCTGAAACATTGTTGAATAAAATAGCATATAATAAAACTAGGCCGGCAAAGCATAATAGGCTAATGTAGTTTCATGATAAAATAGGCATAGGTGATCTATGTCTACAGATGTTTCTAATCTTTATGCAATGCGAGCTTATGCAGAGAATACTCTTGCTCTGTGGCCAGCTGATGACAATCTTTCTTTTATATCGCTGTTAAGTGCTAGTGGAAAAAGTATACATTCATGGACTTTTTCTGGAGCCTCTGCATATGCCTCGACATCTTCATCTGTTGTGTTTGATATTCCTATGCCAGATGAAATATTATCAAGTTTTAGAAAAGCAAATTCTGGATCTGCAACAGTAACTGCAACATCTCATCCAATATATATATCAGATCTTGACTCAAATAAAAATACAATAACAATAAATGCCAATTTGTGGAAAGCATCATCTCTACCAGAACGATATAAAATTGGATTTTTATATAATTCAAATGGATCTTTGATATCTGATACAAAACAAAGTCTTGTTACGACATCTTTTACAAATTGGCAACAAGTATCTCATTCGATGACAATACCGTCTTCTGCTTCGGTAATATATGGTTATTTAGAGGTAGAATATTTTGATTCATCATTTGGGCCAGACTATGATATATATGTTAATGGACTTTCTATTGGTCAATGGTCAAATGCATATGCATCAAATACAACGGGAGTATATTCATCACCTATTTCTTCATCAGCTGAATTTTATACCCTTCTTCCTTCGTCAAGTGTTCAATTAAATTATGTTGAATTAGATGCTTATGGAGTAAATGTTGAAGACAATGGCTATTATATTCTTGAAGGAAAAAGAATGCTTGCCTATAACGGCGGTATGCCAATGGTATATGGATCAAGCAATATTACAAAACTTTATCCATCAATACAACCATCAATTCCTTCAATTATTTTCCCAGGAAAAGGATTTTTTAATACAACTGGTAAATATAAACAGTTAACAGCAGAATTTTGGTTAAGAGTCAATAATAAATCAAATACTCCTTTAAAAATATTTGGACCGCTTGCAACAACAGATGGTCTCTATGTAGAGGAAGAGTATTTGACTTTAAGACTAGATAGACATTCATACTCTCATTTTGTTGGCAAGTGGTTTAGGCCAATGCTTATTGATATAAGATATTCGCCATCAAATGTCAGTATGCTAATAAATGGAGATAAGGTTTTAGATTTTGACATTGTTGCAGACGACCTGACTCTTCCTTCAACAACAAAGGATTGGATCGGTTTTTTTGCACATAATGATACTCAACCAATGGAAGTTGATTGTATTGCAATATATCCATATATTGTTCCAGAAGTTCTAGCAAAAAGAAAGTTTGTTTATGGTCAGGGAGTTGAATCTCCAGATATTGTTGCTTCTCAATTCAATGCAGACAATGCATATATAGATTTTGCATTTGCCAAATATTCTTCAAATATTATATTTCCAGATCAAAGAAAGTGGACTACTGGATATTTCTTTAATTTAGATTCTACAACAAGGTATATTTCATTACCCGATTATGATCTTCCGGAATTAAAAATTTATGGAGAAGATTTATCAATATTTAATTTGACAAATGAGCCAAGAACGTGGGACGAAGTTTCTGCTCAAACATGGTCGTATTGGAATTCAGTTGCAAGTTGGGAGGAGTTATCGGTAAAAACTTCTGCCGACATATTTCTTGATAATTATTTTGCACAAAATCAAATACCCGCAGACGATCCTCGAACATTTATTACAATGAGGCCAAATCCAACTGCATATGCAAATATACACCCTACAATATATTTCAATAACTTATCTGTTACAAGGAAGCCTACTATATCATTATTAGGAGTATTTAGAAATTCTGCAAGTGTATCTTCGAGTGCTCAAGTATTAATGAGAATAAATAGTAAAAATAATACAAAGAATTTTTCTATTGATATGACAAGCTCTTCTGTTAATTATAAATTTTATAACGGAACTTCTACGACAATATTAAAAACTTCTGTTCTTCAATCATCTTCGGCAGCATTTATTGCAGGAATAAATATTCCAGAAATATCTAATAATTATAGAGCATTTTTAAATGATTTTTTTGATAATCTTCAAAATCTATCATTAAATGTGTGTGGATATGACACGCAAACATATACTGGTAAAATGTATGCTCTTACATTCAATAGTTCTGAGCTAACGGCAAGAAATGATTTTAATTATTTTGATAGCAATGGATTTGCATCTTTAAATTCTGGAAGTGTCATTTCAATTAGTGATAATGATAATATATTTGACTATATAGGAAATTATACCTTGTTGCCATTCAAGACTGCAAAAAGTGTTGAACTTGACATTGCTGCTCAAGGATACTGGGAATCACATATTCCCTTGAGCTATCTTGGAAAATTTGTGACGGATCGAAGTGGTAATTCATATTATGATTTAGATACAATTCAATTTAATATTGACTATCCGTCCTCAATAACAAAAACAGGATCTTTAATGTCAAATGTTAACAATAACTCTGATGTCAAAATATATACAACACTTCAAAATTCATCTGAAGTTGGAACAATACCATATAGCAATTGGATAAGCGCAAGCACAATTGCAAATAACAGAGTCATCGATTTTGACAATACCATTGACGTTCTTTCAAGTAAGTATGAGTTAATCGACGGCACAATAATATTTCCTCCAAAAGAACTTATTGACTTTAATGACTACTATCTAGGCCTTCATATTGAAATGAAAACAAAAAGTATTAAAAGAAAACCAATTAAACTTCAAAAAATGAGTTTAACGTCTTTAGCATATGATGAATCATCATTTTATTCAATAAAAACTAAAACTGGAATGTCTTTGTATCCATTTACAAGATATGGAGACCTTTATTCATTTAAAGCAAAAAATCCATTTGTTATAGGCAGAGAATCAATGCCATATCTATATATGACATCAGATTCTGGAATATCTGTTTTAAATTATTCCGATAACGATGCAGTAAGAGGAATTAGCATTCCAATAAATCAACAGCTTTCAAACAAATATAATCTTGGCGGAATTCAATTTTTCTGTATGTATAACTATGATGAACTAATATCTGGAGAAAGAATTGTTGCTCGATTAAATACAAATGAAAGACCTGCATATTTTAAAATAATTCCTGAATCAAATGGGAAAAGGGCATCATTAAAACTTTTTCATGCTAATACAGATTTAGAATATACAGGTGCAACTTTCTATCAAAATGGACTTATTGTTGATTCAATATCAATAGAGCCAATGTGTTGGAATTCAATTGTTGTTTCATTTGGACAATCATATGCATTTTCCAATACACTTGGTCAATTTGAATTGCTTGAGGGAATGATATTTAATAATATATCATTTTTCCAAAAATTATCAGACGTTCTATTTTCTTCTGCGTATGAAAATAAGTGGACTCAGATTCTTTTTAGTCCTTCTGCTTCAATTCAATATTGGAACCAATTTGACAATGAGTATACATGGTCAACAGCTTTGAATGCAGAGCAAGCAAGTCTTTATTCAATTCCAGGTAATTTAGTCTTCAATTCATATTTAGGAATATCAAATATAGTTAATAGAGACTCATCGACTTTAACAATAGATTATGAGAAAAGTAGATTGCTTATGAACACATCTTGGTCAATATTTTCAGGTACTCCTGCATAATATGGTATAATCAGTGTATGAATTCGGGTGAATCTAAACTAACTGTTATCGAGAAAAAAAGAGATGATGGACTTTATGTTTGGATGAGTCACTCTGGAGATATATTTAAAGACAGAGATGGAAATGTTATGAATATACCCGCTGTTCGTAATGATATTACAGCGATGAATAAAATACTCAAGGCCGCACATCATTATGGTGCTCCAGATGGAAGGCCACATTTTGTTCCAGGTGTGAGAAGGGTGTCAGATATGGAATACTCAGAGCAAATTGGAAGAATGAAGGAAGGGTATATTCCAAGCGAAACAGATTTGGGCGCATGGTATGATGCACAAAGAAGTTATCAAAAGCATGGTAGAAATTATGACGATTGATGAAGAATATATTGCTAAAATAGATGTTCCACAACCTTTAAATAAAACAACTGATATTTTTTCTTCTGACTCAGAAATTGTTAAAACTTTTGATTCACTATCTCCCAATTTTAAAAGAAGAGTCTCAAGACTTCAAAAGGTTTATTCAGGTGACGGGGCAGAATCAAAGCAATTATTTCCTGAACAAGAAATAGTCACGGCATATGGACTATTTGATGTTGTTGTTCCACCATACAATCTTGATGAACTAGCTTCTTATTATGAAAATTCTTTTGCCAATCATGCTGCTATATCAGCAAAGGTAGCAAATGTTGTTGGCCTTGGATACAATTTTATTCCAACGTCGTCGACAATTGAAAAATTAGAACTAGCTGAGTCCGACCAAGAACTTCAAAGAGCACAGCGAAAGGTTGCCAGAGGAAAGAGTTTAATGGCAGAATGGCTTGAGTTGATGAATGATGAAGATACATTTACTCATACATTAGAAAAAGTTTATACAGATTACGAATCTACTGGAAATGGATACATTGAAATTGGAAGAAAGGTTACTGGAGAAATAGGATACATTGGTCATATTCCTTCAACAACAATTAGAGTCAGAAGAATAAGAGATGGATATATTCAAGTAGTTAATCAAAGAGTTGTATTTTTTAGAAACTTCCAAGACACAACAACAGAAAATCCTGTAACTAAAGACACTAGGCCAAATGAACTTATTCATATAAAGAAGTATTCTCCTAAAAATACATATTATGGAGTTCCAGATACAGTTTCTTCAGCATTTTCTATTGTTGGAGATATTCTTGCAGCAAAATATAATATTGATTATTTTGAAAATAAGGCAGTACCTCGATACATATTGACTCTTAAAGGAGCAAAACTTAGTCCTGAGTCAGAAGACAGATTTTTCCGTTTTATGCAGTCTGGACTTAGAGGGCAAAATCATAGAACATTGTATATACCTCTTCCTGGAGATTCAATTGATAAAAAAGTTGAATTTGATATGAAGCCGATAGAAAATACTGTTCAAGAAGGCTCATTTGAAAAATATCATAAATCTAATATAAATGATATTCTTATGTCACATCAAGTTCCAATTTCAAAGGTTGGGTCAGGAGAAGGATCAATTGCATCTGCAATGGTTGGAGATAGAACATTTAAGGAGCAGGTATCAAGACCATCTCAAAGAAATCTTGAAAAAATTATCAATAAAATAATCAAAGAAAAAACAGATATGCTTTTATTTAAATTCAATGAATTTACTTTGACAGATGAAGACACACAAAGCAAGATTGATGAAAGATATTTAAGAATGAAGGTCATTGTTCCAAATGAAGTTCGTGAACGTAATAATCTTCCAGTCAGACCAGATGGAAATGAATTTGTTGAATTAAGGCCTCAGCAGTCAGCCGATCAAAGAGCACGAGCACTAGGGACGCGACAAAGAGATCAAAATAGAACTGATAACTCAACAGATTCTTTATCTTCAACAAATATGAGAGCACCGGGCGGCGAAGGAAGGCAAAATACATAAAATCTGTTAATTTTATGTAAAAAATACATGTATAATAAAGTAGATATGTCTATTTTTGAAAAAGCCTATTGGCATACAGACGATGAAAAAGTTGTTCTTTCTGTTCCTATTTCCAAGATTGACAGGGAGAATAGAATCGTGTCTGGATTTGCTACATTAGATAACATTGATCGTCAGGGAGACATTGTTACTCTTGACGCAAGCATAAAGGCTTTTGAGTCATTTCGAGGAAATGTTCGTGAAATGCACCAGCCAATAGCTGTTGGCAAAATGATTTCATTTGATACTCAAAAATATTATGACAATGATAATGAGAAAGAGTATAATGGCGTTTTTGTTAGAAGTTATATATCCAAGGGTGCTCAAGATACATGGGAAAAAATACTTGATGGAACTTTGAGTGGATTTTCAATTGGCGGAAGTATTAAAAAAACAGAAACCGCATATAACAGCGAACTTGATAAAAATATTAGAGTCGTTAATGAATATGAACTACAAGAACTTTCGCTGGTAGATAATCCTGCCAACCAATATGCAAACATTCTTTCTATTCAAAAAAATGATGAGGGCAATCTCATATTCAAAGGATTGGCAACCGAAGTTAATCTTAATAATGTCTTTCTTTGCTCTGACGACAATCTTGTTATTTTTTCTCAAAACGATAATTCTCCCTGCCCAAGTTGTGAGAAAAGAATGATTAATGTAGGATTTATTGAATCAATTGAAAAAGAAAAGACCTCTGTTGTAAAATCACTGCTAAATAAATATTTTTCCACTTTTGTTGAAAAAGCTGACAAGGTGAGAGTAGGAGACTTTGTTTCATGGAGCTCATCTGGAGGCGGAACAGCAAGAGGAAAAGTTAATCGAGTAGTGAGAAGTGGATCTGTGAATATTCCAGACAGCTCTTTCACAATATCTGCGTCAGAGGATGATCCAGCAGTGTTGATTACCTTGTACTCTCGTACTTCTGATGGATGGGAGGAAACTGACAGAATTGTT